CAGCGGCCAGAGACTGGAAGGACACAGGGGAGAACACGGACTACGAGAAGCTAGCGAAGAAGAGCAAACTAGCAGGAGCAGTCAAGAGCAAGATGTATCCCACGCCAAGGAGCTCGATAGGGATGTCGATGTCAATGGACACAGTGGTCAAGGCGATGGACAACAACGACAGGGGCTACAAGGGGAACTTGGAGGAGCGAGTGGCAATCGAGCAGAAGATGTGGCCAACACCGAACGCCTCGGACAACAGGGACAGGGGGAACATGAGCGACCCAGCAATACAGAGAAGGCTAGCGAAGGGCAAGCAAGTGGGACTGACGATGGCAGTCAAGGACAAACCGGGCAAGGGCACACTGAACCCGGAGTGGGTGGAATGGCTGATGGGATATCCGCAAGGCTGGACGGACATCTCGGATTCGAGCGAGAGCCCAACATCCCAAGAGTAGCAACAGGCATCCCTGAACGCGTCAATCGACTCAAAGCTTTGGGTAATTCTATCGTGCCTCAAGTCATATACAACATTGGCCTTGCTATCTTGGAAGAGGAGGAGAGAACAAATGTTGCTGATTGAATCAAGGGTTGCATGTATATTCATATGTATGTATGAATGCATGATCGATGTGTGTAAACGGTTGTGCAATGGCAAAAGGGCAAATTGCACATGCCCCTTGGGAGGGTGCATTCTTATGCGATTTAGGGGTCTGTGCGCTTGTGCAATTGCACATGCCTGCACATACGCACATGCGCCTCTGAAAGGTGCATGGTTACAAGGGTGTGCAGCTGTGCGCATGTGCATCTCTATAGAGAACTATAGATGGGTAGCTAGACGCACCCAATCTTTGATAGAGATAGGTTCTCTAGAGATACAAAGGATAAACAAATTTTAAACAAAGATATAAGGTAGAATATTTGCATGAGTGAAGTTGAAAAAAAGAAATTAACGAAACGACAAGAGGCCTTCGTGGATCTCATGGTGTATCAGGATTATAAGCAGACGAAGTGTGCTCACTTGGCAGGGTATGAGAATCCCGGTGTGGCAGCAACGAGGTTGTTGAATCATAAAGAGTATACGCATGTGCAAGAAAAGATTAGATCTCTGAAAGCGATTCAGCGCAGGAAGAATGAGATTACTTTTGAGGGGATAGCAAGTAAGCTTGCAGACATTCGTGATGTGGCATTGGCGGATGGCTCATATGGTCCGGCAGTCACAGCAGAGATTGCCAGAGCGAAACTTGCTGGGCTCATGATTGATAAGAAGGAGTTGAAGATACATAAGATTGATAGCATGAGCCGGGATCAATTGGAGCTTAGGTTGAAGGAGCTGGTACAAGAACATCAGATTGTCTTAGGCCAGGCTGAGGTAGTAGAAGAGGAGGATGTTATTCCAGATCAGAAAAGTCTAGAGAATCATCTTGGCCAGGAGATTGTTGAAGATGCGCTGCTTGACGATGAGGAAGATCCTTTAGAGGCTTCATCTTCCCATCTTGAAGAAGACGATTTACTTGAAGAGTAGCTTCGTCTAGTTTCTTTTGGCAGTATTGTTGGATCTTTATGCCTTGCTCGAAGTCTGCGACTGCTGTCTCAAGATCTATCTCAGATGATTCAAGCTTGGCAATGATGCGTTGAAGTTCAGCTAGGCCTTTTTCAAAACTCATATCAGTCTTCTAACTCAGTGCCAGAACCACCGGGGAGTTGCTCGACATCGAACCAGCCACATGGATAATTAATCATTTGCCTTGACCTCTATATTTTTTACGCGTCTTGCGTTTGTTAGTGCCAGCACCTCTGCTTAATCTAGAATCACCGATAGATGTTTTCTTTTTGATGCTTTGTATTTTTTCTTTAACCCAAGTCTTAGCCATTCAATCCTCTCCTTGCATCAGCTGTAATACTTTTTTCTACAATATCTTTCCAGATGCGTAGTTCTGATTTTAGTTTATTGTTTTCTTCAAGCATGGCCTCAATGTCTACACCCTTAGACTCAACTTGGCCAGGGTTTATAACTTCAAAGAATATTTTTTTATCTCTGAATTTACGTTCAAACTCTGCAATCAAATCATCTTGCTCTAACAGTATTGCGTCTTGCATAAAGAACATTCCTTTGACTATGCACTTGTTCATTTGGTTGAGTTCCACATAATCACCAGGCCAATCAACACAAAGACTGCACAAGCAAGTGCTGTGTATAAGATCGGAGCCGCTGGCGTGTTCGATAATTCAATGAGACCTACCTCTGATAAATCCATCAGGCTACCCTCCATATGCGATACATAGTTCCAGTTTCTTTTTTGAATGTGAACTTACGATCTCTAAAGGTTGGCGTGTAAAAGTTTGGCCTGTATCTATAGACTTCTTTTTTGGTTAGATTACCTATGCTATCGCCTATCTCTAATTGATCTAAGGCTTCACAAAAAGGTGAGTTGAATGTGCGAACAGGTACGTTCTTTTCTATTTTAAAATCCATGGTTTCTCCTAGTGTTTGTTTGGATTAATTTTGCTGCTGATGTCAACAACCTTGCCCTCTGGAACAAAGTCAATATCTAATTCAGTTGCGCTATCAGGTAAGACTGCATTGAGTGGGACAATATCTGCTATGACAATTTGATCATAGTAATACTGCGCCCTAAAATTATCTGCGTCTTCTTTTGTTGGGAAAGGACCGAAGCCAGTTGTTTGTGGAATGTTGGTGTATGGATCTCCATACTTGATAACCAACACCCATTCACACCCCGGCATTCTATCTTCTATTGGAGGTAGTTCACTCATTGTCCTCTCCTTCTGCTAATTTTCTAATGATGGCCTCTGCTGTTGCAGTCTCGCCTCGCATCATCAAGTCAACAAGATCATCTTCTGAATGTGGGCTTGGTATAGTCTCAGTTTTGCGATCTGACTTGAGATATTCAATGGTCTGGCTGTCATCGTTGTATATGGTTGTATGCTTTACATCTTCACCATTGTTGATTGTTTCTCCTAGACTAAACTTGATGCCCTTGCGCCAGTTGTCTAAGCGATTTCTTCTGCGTACTTGCTCTACTTTTTGCGTGTGTTGTGTCATGGTTTCTCCTATCTCTCGACAATTAATATACACCTAATTACTATTCTCTTCAAATTCTTTGGCCGCTAGTTCTTGTGCCTCTGCGTCCTCATATCCAAGGTCTATATACTTTTGATATAAAGATTCAAGAATAATTTGGTTTCTGTGATCACTCATACTTCCTCCTCAGTAGTACCATCTGTTTCACGATAGTTTTCTTCTTCATCATTTTCATATTGCGATCTCCACATTCTTTTGTAAAAGTCTTCTGCGATCTCAACCTCTCCGACATGGTATGCAAGAATAGAATCAATCATTCCTGATACGCATATGTTGTTGTTTGCGATCTCAGACAACAAAGTTATTTCACTGTTGCCATCAAATTTATCTAGCCAATCTTTTACTAAGTCATCATTAATTGTATTTTTATTTTTAATATTCACTTGCTTTCACCCCTTTCAATGTATCGTTGGTATAAAATTCAATATAATTTGAATCTTCATTCCATCCATTGTGAACTTCAAAATCTTTAGAAATAAAATCATTAAGTGAATCGTCATAACCTGGTTTACATGGAACTCTAATTTCAATTAATGCGTTTTGATTTTTGCATTTTTTAAGCTGTTTAATTAAGTCTTTAATATTCATATTGTTTTTCTCCTTAACAGTAAGTTATATTTTCAGCATCAAAATAAATTTGATCTGCATTAGTGGGAACATTAAAACTTTTACAAATACTTTGCCAAGTTTCAAGATTATCAAAATCATCTAGGTACAAAGCTGTTTTATTCTTTGCATCTAATTCTGCATTTTTACATTGTTTAATTTTCATATTGTTTTTCTCCTAATGTTGTTTATATGAAATGTTTTTTATGCCGGGATTCCAGCATGCTCTACAGTCTAGGCAAGCGCCATCTTGTTTCGGTGCGACACACTCAAAACCGATTGGCTTGCTGCTAGAATGAACTGTTGATGTATGGCTTGCGTTTTTGGGTGGCTTGCCATCGATGTTAGTTGCGCTAATGCGTATGATTAAATTTTTTGGAATGGTGTTGCCCTGATTTACAAAGTCATTAACAATCTTGTGTTCCCTTGTTGGTATCCAGTGAGTTATTGATGGTGTTTTGCGTGCAACATCACAAATATTTTTTAAGTGCTGGGCGCTTTGAATATCCCCCGCATCATGCCATCTAAAGTATGGATTGTTTTCTCTCTCAATCATGGACACCATTGCATCAACCCAAGTTGGATTAAATAATTGGCCTAGTCTTTTGTACTGTGCTTTTTTTACTGATGGGAATCTTGTGTAATTTCCTTTCATGGCATAACAACCATGACATACAGTGCCTGGAATCTTGGCAAGCTTGGATCCAGTTTTACATTCCCATGCTGGTAAGTTAAAACTTTTGCATGGCATTTTAGTGGTGGCGGATAGATCTCCGCCAATGATTTCTTTAGCTTGTATCTTATTCATGCGGCAAATACCTCTTCACAAAATTCAAGCATGGCTTCAACTGATAACAACTCGATCATGTCATCCAGATCACCAGATTTAAATTCATGAGTTTTAAAATCAAGATGTAGCCAACATTCCATATCAAAAACAAAAATCAATTCAACATGATCATGTTCAAAGTAATGGCGGCTATATCTATCCATTTCCTGAAGAGTTATTTTCCTTAAGTTTTCTTTATTATTTCTATACATATTAACGTTCTCCTTTTAATAAACATTATACACCCTTTAAACATACATTCAATAACAAATTAATACACGGATTGATAAAGAGCGATAAAAAAAACTTTAGAAAACGTATGATTATTTGCATTTCCCCCCTCTTACAGAGGCCACCCCCACATTTTTGCGTCCTTTTGCGTACTCTTTTGTATCTTTTGCGGCCTATTGCGTCCTATTGCGTGCGCTTGCGTGCCAGCGCGTAAGAGCTCCCGGACCCCGGGCCAAAAAAAACCCGGACTAAGCCGGGCTTCGGTGGTTGGGACCGGCTAAAAGCCAGTCCTTAATTCCTCGGCTTCGCCGAAGATGTTGAGCAGCTCACCCACTGTCATGGCTGACAGCTTGTCTGCGTAAACATCATCACAGTATGCAACCGCGTGATGCAGATCCGATATAGCTCGGCCAAGCTTGGGTGCCCTGGTGTCCGGGATCCCCATCTTATCCACCAGATAGGTGTTGAAGATGTAATGATCGCCGATGTCATAGCACTCAATGTTGCCGCGGCTTAACGTTGCAATCTTGCGTGTGGGCGGAAAGGTGCGGTCTAGGTTAAAGTTTAAATCTATCATGGTATCCTCCTATGGTTTTGATAGTTAGTTAAAGTGTAGGTTGGCGCGGTGGCTGGTCTCCTCTTATCCGCTTCAGCTCTAACCTATGTATATCTAGGCTTTTACAAGAGCGCTGCCATCATCAACCTACTTGTATTAGTATACATGAATTAAACACAGGATCCAATCACTAATTACACACGGAATATAAAAAGAAAAGGAGGCCTTGCGGCCTCCCTTGCATTTGTTTTTTTGGAGAAAAACTAATCTATGAAAATAGACATGTGCGAACATTAACATCTGCGTCCCGGAATGTAAATAGGTGGGGGACTTGCACCCCCTGGAGGAACTATTGCGTGCGGCCTTGTTCATTCGGATCCGGGCGATCAATTGCGCCCTCTTCAATTAGTGCGTGCGCCATGCGGCCGAACCAACCCTGAAGCTGCCAGGCCAGGCCAGTGTCAACCAAAAGCTGCCAAGCCTCTAAGTATTCTTCCTTGGAAGCTGGAGGGGTAACCCCCTCCGCTATCATAACTGCATCAAACGATTTCATCTGTGGCCTCCGCTTCAAAGCTTGTGTCTTCACTTACATATTCCCACTCTTGGTCTTGCGCCAGTTCTTCTGCCTCTTCCCAAGTGCGAGCATTGACATAGCACACCTCCTTTTTGATGGAGGTGCGCCTTACTTCATACTCTCTGAATTGTGTTGCGTCCGTCATGCGATCACCTCGAATATATCTTCACCTAAATTAATAATTAGATTTCCACCACTTGCGATACGCATTAAGGCTTCTTCTTCAAGAGGAATGTTTTCTGCAAAGTCATCTCTACTGACTTCATAGGTTCTTTCCCATAAATCATTGTGCTTGTCATACTTGGGATTGTATCCACTAGCATAGACAACCTTATTCGCTGACGATGGTTTCTTAAGATAAGATTGCATCAAATAAATGCCTTCATCTTTAACAAGCCAAAAACCCTTTTGATTTGTGGTTTCTTTACCGTAAGCGATTTTAAAAGTATTAGCCTTCAAGGTCTCCTTTGCAAGAGACCTTAAAGTTTTATTAGATTTGAAATTTAGCTTATGCATTAGGCTACCTCATCTGTTTCTTTTAACATGGGCTTATTGGCTTCAATAATTTCTTTTATCAAAACAAGTTGATCATGATTATTTTGCTCTTCAAAATCTTCATATGGAAGATCAGTTCTATCATAAATTTCTAGACCATCAACCCAATAAACGCCATTGTCTAAAAAGTCTAGTGCCCAATCACCAACACTACTTACTCCAATGGATAAAGTTCCCCCTAACCAATTGGCTATAACTTGAGTTAATCTAGCCATAGAATAGCTTTGATCATTTTTTCTGACACCAAGCATTTTTGTTGCTTTAAGAAAAGCTTCTACTGAATCTCTCCCACCGTTCCAATGAAGATAAATGCAAGGCACTTCTTCTTTTTTCTTTTTGCTTTCTTTTTCTTTGAAAGCTATTAAACATCTATTTCCCATAATGTCCTCCTGTGGTTTATAGTTTTTAGATAACATACATTATACATAGATTATGAAATCATTACAAATTAGGTTATAATAGTTTTTTAACTTTTCATGGAGAAAAAATTATGGAAACAGAATTAAAAAAAGCAAGGTTCACTTTTGATGAGGATGAAGACTTCCCTATATTTAGGGGATGGTATGATCCTAAAAATAGATATTGGAACGGATGGTGCAACCCATACTTTGATAAGCATACAAGAAATTGTTTTATTGCTTTGCAAAAATCTTATTTAGATGAGATGCATAAGGGCAAAGCATACAATGAACATGATCAAGAATTTTTTGATGGACTGTTAAGCATTGAACCCCAAGAAATAAATGGCAAAGAGTTGTATTACTTTGGTGGCTTTTATTGTTGGACTGAAATGGATACTCTTTATGTAGAAGAGGAGGATTCTTAAAATGAAAATAGAAATAGCAGAATTAAAACCTAGCAAATCAAATCAAATGTTATTGAGGGATGTTAAAAGAACAACTGAACATTTGAGTGCTAATGCAAAAACAAAATATTGGGATTCACTTTTAGAAAAAAGTTCTATTTTAAATAAGGACAATTGGAAGGATGAAATCAGCGGATGGATTGAAAGGAAAGACTATTTTGATTTATGTGATGCAGTAGAACATTTTTGCGGATGCACATTAGAGATTGAAAGGGTGCAACAAAACTTAATAAAAGTTTATGGCATTGGATACACTAATGCCACTGTTAACTGATTGATCCAGTTCAAAAATCAAAGGGGCATACGCCCCTTTTTTTTGGCCTAGCTTTTGCGATCTTTTGCGTTCAAGATTTATTTTTTTTCTGCAGCTTTTTGCGATCTTGTGCGTTCAATTCTTTTGCGATCTTTTGCGTTAGCATTCGCCAGCATTTACCAGATTTAAAATCAGGAACCAGGCCAGGTTTGAAAAGCTGCTGGATGGCCAGTCCAAAAAAAAGGGGAGCAGTTGCTCCCCTAGTTGTTATTGGTCTATCTATTGCCACCTCCCATCGAAGAGGTCTTGCTCTTTCAGATCGAAGTATTCATCCTCGAACTCAAATTGCACTCCCCAATCTAAAGATAGATTATGCTCATAGCAATACTCTTTTAGCTTGAGATAGATTTTAGTAGGGCATGACCAAGCAGTTAAGAAGTTAACATGGAGGTGATCGATATCATTAATGTCAACATCAACATCGTAAGCATTCCATTTGGTATCCCAATTGTCTATGCTCCATCGATACCAATTATCAGCTCCATACTCTCTAATCCATCGCTTGCGAGTGAATGCATCAGATGGCACAAGGTGACCATCTTTAAGCATCCAAGGATCGCCATCACCAAAGGCAAATGGATCATCAACTTCTAAAGCTTTCTTTAGGTCAGATGGCATAGGTATCATTGCATTAAAATCAAACTTACTATTGTGAATGTTAAGCAAGGAGCAAAGGTTATGTAATGCAAGTTGCTCTTTCGAGCAACCTGTATTAGTTTCAACTTCAACAAAGTTAGATGTATGATTAGGCATTATGACCACCCCTCTATCTTCAACATTGAAGATGCTTTCATCTCAAATGGTGATCTATGACTTAGCCTAAAAGTAGCTAAAGATTTATCACCTTTAAGAACGCCACTGAATGTTTTCTTATCTTTCGATAGGTGTGCATCAATGATGTTATCTTCAATGAATGGCGTTAATGTTTTTCTAACACCTAACCCATTGTCTTTTAAAATCATGTGATTAAGAATTTCATTCCTAACGCTTGATCTTAAAGAAGAGATCATTTTATTTATTTCTAGAAATTCCCTAACTTCAGGAACGTCCCCCAATACTTCAAGTTGATCTTGAAGTTTTTTGATTTGATCTAATTGTTTTAACATTAGTCTTATCTCCAAAAAGTCAGCTGCCTATCGTTTGGTTATTTAGATACCAACTGATCTACGATCAGTTTAATTAATAAACAATCAATATACAAATTTACTACACCAATTAAGACAATTAAATTTGACATTGTCAGATCATTTGATCTAGCAGAAAATCGCCATCATGAGTATGACATTTTAAAGCGTCATACTTTATGGGTCTCTATTGGATCGCGTGCCATTTTTTGATCGCGTGATTTGGTCGACCCCTACCCCCACATATAGCGGCGTGGCGTTTTTTGTGTCAGTGTATAAATAACTATCAACACAAATAATTCACCCCAAAATCCATTTCACCCCCCCCTCTTCATTTGGGACCCCTATTGAGGTACTATATTGCACACAGAAAAAAACATTTTGAGATGTCTGCACCAAACACGAAACTAGACCATGTTCCAGATGATGCCCTAAAAGAAATAGTGGCCATCCAAGATCGCATCAAGAAACTTAAAACCAGCGGCAAAGCCCAGAAAGACTTTATCCACTACGTCAAGCAAGTCTGGGATGGCTTCATCGAAGGCGAGCACCATAGGCTCTTCGCGCAAAAGCTCGAATCGGTAGCCCAAGGCAAGTGCAAGCGCCTGATCGTTAACATGCCCCCACGTCATACCAAGTCCGAGTTTGCTTCTGTGTTCTTCCCAAGTTGGATCATGGGACTGCGCCCTGATATGAAAATCATGCAAACGACTCACACCGCTGAACTCTCGGCAAGGTTCGGGCGCAAGGTGCGTAACTTGATGGACACCAATGAGTACAAGCAGATCTTTGAGAACGTACAGCTGTCTGCTGATTCTAAGTCAGCTGGGCGCTGGGAGACGAACAAAGGCGGCGAATACTTTGCTGCTGGAGTCGGTGGCGCCATCACGGGTCGAGGTGCTGACTTGCTTATCATTGATGATCCTCACTCCGAGCAAGATGCCATGTCACCGTCTGCCCTTGAGTCGGCATATGAATGGTATACCTCCGGCCCGCGCCAGCGTTTACAGCCCGGCGGTATCATTGTGATAGTCATGACGCGTTGGTCGACTTTGGATTTGACTGAGAAACTTTTGAGACGCATGGGCGAAGACCATGCAGACCAATGGGAAGTCTTAGAACTTCCTGCCATTTTAGATAGCGGTGAACCCTTGTGGCCAGGTTATTGGAAGATCGAAGAGCTTGAGTCTGTGAAAGCTTCCTTGCCTGTGGCCAAGTGGAACGCCCAGTACATGCAAAACCCTACCTCTGAAGAGGGTGCCCTACTCAAACGCGAGTGGTGGCAAATGTGGGAGCAAGACAATCCCCCTCCTTGCTCCTACATACTTCAGTCTTACGATACTGCTTTTAGCTCCAAGGAAACTGCTGACTACAGCGCCATTACCACTTGGGGCGTCTTTCGTCCCAGCGATGGAGCCCCTGAGTCCATCATCTTGCTTGATGCCAAAAAGGGTCGATGGGACTTCCCGGATCTAAAGTCGACAGCTTACGATGAATATACCTATTGGCAACCAGACATTGTCTTGGTAGAATCTCAAGCAAGTGGTACGCCTTTGACGCACGAGTTGAGAATGATGGGTATACCTGTGGTGAACTACCGACCCACTAAGGGTAGGGACAAAGTCACCCGAGTGCACAGCGCCTCTCCTGTATTTGAAGCAGGGATGGTGTGGGCTCCTGATGCCATCTTTGCAGAGGAGGTCATAGAAGAATGTGCAGCCTTTCCTTATGGAGAGAATGATGACTTTGTAGATTCGACAACACAGGCTATACTAAGATTTCGTCAAGGTAACTTTGTGCGATTGGATTCTGATGAAGATGATGAAGAGCCAATTCCTAGACAACGAGTTTATTATTAGAGGTCAAGATGTCGAAAAAGAAAAAGTTCATAGATTCAATGAAGGATGTTTCAAAGAAAACTGCTGACAGAATTAGAACAGGAAAGATTAAAATAAAGTCTGACGATCCAGATATTCAAAAAGCAATTGACAAAGAGTTTCCACCATTGAAGCCGGTGAAGAAAATGGCTGGGGGTGGCATAGCCATAAAAGGTCATGGCAAAGCTTTTATAGGAAAAAGATAAATGGCAGTAGAAAAAGCAATCACCATTGAGGATCAAGTAGACCTTAAGGTTAGAGATAGATCCAAAGGCATGGAGCTTGAAGTTGATGTTCAAGAAGATCAACCTGAGTTCGATAACTTTGAGCAATTAGATGATGGAAGTATTGCTTTTGGCATGCCCGCTCCAGTTGTAGAAGACACAGACTTCTATGCCAACCTTGCTGATATTATTGATGATAGAGAATTAAACTCAGTCAAAAATGATTTGATGGGCAACATCGATGCTGACAAAGAGTCACGCAGAGAGTGGGAGAAAACTTACCGCGATGGCTTAGAGTATCTTGGCATGAACTACGAAGAAAGAACGCAACCCTTTGAGGGAGCTTCTGGTGTTATGCATCCACTTCTTGCTGAGTCAGTAACTCAGTTCCAAGCTCAAGCGTACAATGAGCTGTTACCTTCCCAAGGTCCAGTCAAGACACAGGTTGTTGGCATGGCCACACCTAAAACAGAACAACAAGCATCACGCGTACAAGAGTTTATGAACTATCAGTTGATGCAAGTGATGCGTGAGTATGACTCTGAGACAGATCAAATGTTGTTCTATCTACCACTGAGTGGTTCAGCTTTTAGAAAAGTATATTACGATCAAAACTTAGGCAGAGCAGTTTCTAAGTTCATTCCAAGTGAAGACTTGATTGTTCCTTACGGAGCAACAGACTTACACAGCGCGACAAGAATCACTCATGTGATTAACATGTCGATGAATGAAATACGCAAGTTGCAACAAATCGGTTTTTATCGTGATGTAGAACTAAACTATGGCACAACCAACCCAGATGAAACTGACGATATCCAAGAAGAGATCGATAAGTTACAGGGCGTTGAGCCTAGCTATTCAGACGATGATACTTGTCAAGTCTTTGAGTCCCATGTCGAGTTAGACATACCGGGCTTTGAAGACATGAACGCTGAAGGTGAAGAGACTGGCATCAAGTTGCCATACATCGTCACCATGGCCAATGGCAAAGTATTGTCCATCAGAAGAAACTACAAAGAGAATGATCCGTTAAAAGAACGCATCAATTACTTTGTGCATTACAAGTTTTTACCAGGCCTAGGATTCTATGGCTTTGGTTTAACCCACATGATCGGAGGCTTGTCAAAAGCCTCGACCTCTATTCTGCGTCAGCTTATTGACTCTGGTACTTTATCTAATTTACCAGCTGGCTTTAAGGCTCGTGGAATCCGTATTCGCAATGACGATCAACCTTTACAGCCAGGTGAGTTCAGAGACATGGACGCTCCGGGTGGAAGTTTGCGAGACGCCTTTGTACCGTTACCGTTCAAGGAACCTTCTCAAACTCTCCTCTCTCTCCTGGGAATCCTTGTTGATAGTGGTCGGCGTTTCGCATCTATTGCTGATATGCAAGTTGGTGATGCGAATCAAAATGCGCCAGTCGGTACAACGGTTGCTCTACTTGAGCGTGGCACAAGAGTTATGTCTGCAATCCACAAAAGATTGCATGCATCTCAAAGAATTGAGTTTGAAATCTTATCCAAGGTTTTTGCTGAATACTTGCCACCTGCTTATCCGTACAACACAGCCAATGGTAATCAGACCATCAAGGCTGTGGACTTCGATGAGCGTGTAGACGTCTTACCAATATCAGATCCAAATACTTTCTCTATGGCTCAAAGAGTCATGATGGCTCAAGAGTTACTTAGAACAGTACAAAGCAATCCAGAGATTCATGGCCCGAATGGTATTCATGAAGCTTATAGAAGAATGTACGCGGCCATGGGAGTGCAAAACATTGAACAGTTATTGCCACCCCCTCCACAGCCACAGCCAATGGATCCTGCAAGTGAGAACGCAGGGCTGATTACAGGATTGCCTCAACAAGCTTTTGCTGGGCAAGATCATGACGCACACATTAATTCACACATGTCTTTGTATGGCACAGTTACCGCTCAAGCAAACCCAGCGGTTTTATCTCTCATTCAAGCACATGTTTATCAGCATGTTTCATTTAGAGCAGCTGAGATTGTAGATCAACAAAATGCACAGAACCCTGAGTTCCAAGCAACAATGCAACAAATACAACAGTTGCCACCAGAGATCTCCATGGGTTACCAGCAACAATTACAAGACTCTGTGTCTCGTGATGTAGCGGCTGTGGTTTCTCAGTTGATGCAACAGATCAATCAAATGTTTATGCCACCTCCTCCAATGCCAGATCCATTAGTTGAGTTAAGAGGCAAAGAGTTAGATATCAAAGCTGATGACGTACAACGCAAGCGTGAAGAGTTTGTACAGCGTCAACAGTTCGATGCAATGAAAGCAATGCAAGGCAATGAACTTGCAGAGCAAAGGTTACAAATTCAAAAAGAAATTGCTATGATGAAAGATGCAATAGCTCGTGAAAGAATCGAGCAGCAAAATCAATTTAAAGCAATGGATATCATGCGAGGTAACAAATGAGTTCAGTTAGACAACAAGTAGCAGCAAATAATAAAGCTGTATGGAAAGAAGAAGAGGCAAAACAAAATGGCAATCAATCGATCATCAATGAGAATGCAAATATCGACATCGACAAAATCGCCAAGAAGGTCGACAAAGATGCGGACAAAGTCCTTGCTAAAGCGACCAAAGAAGTTAAAGCTAAATCCAAAAAGCCTAAGTCTGTCGCTAAGGCTAAGGCCAAGGTAGTTAAGAAAAAGTAATGCCCTTAAAAAAAGGTAGCAGTAGAAAGACAATATCTGCTAACATAAAGGAATTAATGGGCAGCGGTAAAAAACAAAAGACAGCTATTGCAATAGC